AGGCAAGGCAGTGGCCGTGATCGTGCTCCTCATGGTCGCAGTCCTGCTGCTCGCGGTAGATCCGCGCGGCCTCGGACCCGGCGCATGTAGGGCAGTCAGGGGCACCGCAGTCGCGCAGACGGCAGCCCCTCATGGGAGGGGTTAGGTGGGTGCCATCCGGTCGCATCGGAGTGGCGCAGTATCCGCATTTATTGGGCATCTTCATGCGCGGCGCACGGAGTTCTTTTTCAACTTCCCGGTCTTCGTGAGTCGGCAGCCGTATTGCGCGCCATTCACGAGGAAGAAAAGAAAGTCCTCGATCTGGCGGACGTGTTCGATGAACTCGTTCGGGATGTTCATTTCTGCGGCGATGTCGAGGATGTTTTGCGTTGCGTTCATGGGTCGAATCTAGCGGGCCTCAGCCGTGCGTCAAATGTTTTTATTTTTATTTTGTGGACGGCTTTTTACGGCCAAGGATCCCAGAACTCCATCGCCTCCACCGCGCGCAGTAGCTCGGCAAACCCGGCGAGGATTTCCTCGTGCGTGAGGCGGCGCGGGATGTGAGGGAACATGTCGAGTTGGCTCATTGTGCGGGTGAGGCGAGGGTTGCGCGTGCTGCCATCCAGTGCGGCTCGGCCTCGGTCTCGTCGGCGCTGAATCCATCCATTTGCCGCACCTCCATTTCCGCGATGAGCATCCCTTCCAGCGCGGTGCGCAGCCGTGTGGCGTCGGCGCGGGCTGCGTCCCGCTCGGCGGTCGTGATGTGCAGCGCGAGCAGGCTGCCGTTGTTGCGCGCGATGTGCTCGTCCCGCTCGGCACGGGCTGCGTTGCGCTGGATTTCCAGCGCGCGGGCGAAGGCAGGCCAGTCGCTCGGCGGGTGCGGGTCGCTGGCGTGCTTGGCGTCTGTTTCAGGTGTGGGTTGGTCGGTCATTTGTGTTTTCGGTTTTGTTTGCTGGTGAAAGATTTCCCGCTGGCCTGCTCCGGCTCATGCGCCAATGGGTGCCACTCGAAAGTTTCGCCACTGAATGACACCGGCACCGCTACGCCGGTCTTGCCCTGCCGCTGGCGCAGCCGTAGCAGCCGCGCGCCGGGTTCGTTCTCGCACATTTCAATGGTAACTTGCACCGTCGCGTCCATGCCGATGGCGCGACACTCGCGAAGCTCCCCGTCATCGTTCAGTTGCGCCAGTGCAATGACGGCTAGATTCTCGTCCTTTGCCATGCGGCGAAGTGCCTTTGAGACGATGGCGATTTCCTGCTCACGCCGGTCTGCGCTTCCCGCGCCCTCAGTCAGTTGCAGGTAGTCCACCACCACCACGGCGAGGTCGGGCTGGACGGCCTTCACCTGCCGCACGTATGAGCGGATGCCCGCGAGGTCATACACGTCGTCACGGAAGAATATCGGCGCGAGCGCGAGGTTGTTTGCGGCGGCTTGCAGCTTAGGAAAGTCCATTTCGTGCATCGTTCCATCCCGCATCCGGCTCGCGCTCACCTTGCCCTCGGTCGCGAGCATGGCCTCCACCGTGTCGTCACTGCTCATTTCCAGCCCGAAGACGAGCACGGGCTTCGCTTGGTCGAGTGCGACGGCGCGGACGATGTAGCGCACAAGGGCTGATTTGCCGCCCTTGGTTGGGCCTGCAATCACCCAGTATCCGCCAGTGCGAATTCCCCCGGTTTCCTCGTCCAGTCGAACGATGCCCGTGGACAAGCCGGCCATTTTCGAGCCATTCGTGCGGTTGTTGAGGTTTCCGAGCACAGTCATCACGATTTCTCGCGTGGTTTGAATTCTCGCCTTGTCCCGCCCTGCCGCAATGCTGGAAATTTCCGCTTCGATGGCGGCGAGCACGGTGCCGGTCGGTTCCGTGGTCAACTGCTTGTAGGCGGCCTTGAGCGCGAGGGCGAGGCGGCGCTTGGCGTGCCCCTCCTTCACAATCTCGGCGTAGTGCGGGAGGGTGACGGGTTGCGCGGCTCCTTCGATGGCCGTTTGCAGCGTCCCGGCGCCCCCTACGGCGTCGAGACGGTCGCCGAGGGCGGTAGCGATGCCCACGAACCCTCCCGGTGCCTTGGCGAGCCATGCCGTCGCGATGGCGGTGAAGATGGTCGAGGGGATTTCATGGCTGAACGTGTCGGCCCTGATTCCCGCTTCCGTCAGGAACGGGAGCGATTCGTCAGGCCACTGCAACGCGCAGCCGAGGATGGCGGTTTCTTCAAGTGTCATTGCATTAAGCGTTTGCCGCCTTGGGTGTCGAATGGGCGTGCCAGCGGCGTGAATCCCGGCACCGGCTGGCGGTAGAAGGCTTCGAGCGGCGATTGCCCGTTGGCCACGCCCTCATCGCGCTGGTCGTAGTATTTCTGGAAGTTCGATGCGCGGAAAAGCGTCGAGGGCACAAGATGCGCGGACATTTTCGGATCGTTCTTCCAGAGCTTGACCTGTCGGCGAAGCATCTTCTCGCATTCCTCCGGCTCGATTCCCGACTCGTTTAGCCGTGCGATGATCGGGCTGAGGTGCGAGTCAACCGGCGTGAACTTCTTCCCGGTCAATTCGTTCAGAGCTTCCAGCAGCAGCTTTGCGTCGGCACGGATTGCGGCTCTGTGCGCTTCCATTTCCTCGCGAACTTGTCGCGCTTCCGCGACGGTGGGGTCTTCGGGTGGTTCTTCTTCCGTTCCTTTCTTATTCTCCTTCCTTTCTCCTTCCTCTTCCCCTTCCGTTGCGGCAGGTGCTTGAGCGAGTGGTCGAGCAGGTGCTTGAGCATCCGGTCGAGCATGTGCTTGAGCGTATGCCTGAGCACTTGCTTTACCGCCCCTTTTTCCAGCCTTCCGATTCGCTGCAACCATCGCCTCCTTTTCGGTCGGATAGGCCGCGCAAAAGTAGTCCGCGCCTTCGCAGTAGAGCAGCGGCTTTGCGGATTCCACTTCGGCTTTTGTCACGCCTGCGGAAATCATCCACGTCCGGTCGTTCCATTCAACGGCACCTGCAAGCCTGCCACCGTTCTCTTGCTCACAGCAAAAGGAAAGCACGCGGAGCCACACGCCCAGCGCGGCGTTGTCGCATCCCGAAAATTCAGCGGATCGAAGCGATTCGGTTTTGATGTTCATCCAGTTCATTTGTCCTCCAATCTCCACACGCGCATCATGGTTCCTTCGCTTCGTTGCACCATGCGCCAGCCAACGTATCGGCCATGCGCGCGGACGCATTTTGCGGTTTCCTCGTCGAGTAGAAGGCTTTGATTTGGGAGCATCGCGCGATGCTCGTCAGTCAGGCGCGGATTTCGTTCGCGCGGTTGTGGTGCGGGCGGGTTGTGCATATTCGTTTGTTTATAGCTAAGTCTTTGCCTTTGTCAATACGGAATCGCAAATATCAGCGGCCTTTCTTCCGTCGCCTTTCACGAACACAAGCACGTTCTGGTGTGTCTTGCACAGCTTCCGCCCAGCGCTGAATTGCCGTGTAACGCGCATGGATGCGCTGCCGACGCTCGTAACGAGGATGGCTTCATTATAAAGGGACAGCCCAGCGTCTAGGAAGGCCGCTATCGTCTCAGAAACGAAGTTCCGGTAGTTTCCCTTTCCATCGCGGAAATCGCCCACCACAAAGCACGCAAATCGGTTTTCGCGCAGACGCTTGCAGGCGCGGAAGATGATTGTGCGATACGCGATCACGAAATCTTTGTGAGGCATCGCGGACAAGTCCTCGCGGATGTCGCTGTATTGCTCTAAGTCTCCGTAGGGCGGGCAAGAGAAGATGAAATCTGCCTCGGGCGCTTTCTCCACTTCGTTCATCGAGTCGCCGCACACCCATTCCGGCATTGACTTGCCTTCGCACAGCGCCGCGCCTTGCGCTCGGTTCGCTTCGATTTGCTCGGCGCGGAGGTCGCATCCCCAATACCTCCGGCCAAGGTGCGCCGCCACAATGCCGCGCACGCTGCCGCCCGCGAACGGGTCGAGGATTTGTGCGCCTTCGCCGCTGAACCAGCGGTAGGCGAGTTCGCAGAGAACCGGGTCGAACAAAGAAACAACGCCGCCGCCTTCCTCTCCATTCTCCGGCTGCAAGTGCGGACTGGCGGCGAGCGCAGTCATCATGCAGGAGTTTTTACCAGTTGTGCAGTTCTTGCCGGTGACTTTTCGCGCCTCTGGCTTTATTCCCATCGCCGCCCACGCCCGCTTGCGCTCTTGCCAGTCGCCTTCCCGCGCATTGAGCACCGAGAACGGCGGCACGAGGAACTTTTGCGCCACGGGCGACGTGACCGGCGGGCGCATGGACTCGCCGAATAGATCGGTGCCGTAGAGGTGTTTTTCGAGGGTGCTCATGCTGCGACGTTCCAGAAAAGTGCTCCGTTGCTGGCTCTGGCGACGATGTGCCGCCAAGCCTTCGCGTCGTAGTTTGAGCAGGACGGAAAGGGCGGCGGCTCGGCGGCGTCTTGCTCGTATTTCTCCGTGGCCACGATTATCTCAGCGGTGCCAGCGTCCGGCGTCTTGCCGACTTGGACGGCGAAGAATTGCGCGGACGGCCACGCCCGCTGCAATCCACGCTGCAAGGTGCCGCTGCCCGCCACGCTCCAAACTTCATCCGGCACGATTGAGAGCATCCGCGCCCGTTGTGCGATGGCTTCCACCATTTCCTCGCACGCCAGCCCGAACGGGAGCATCCTTGCGCCTGTCTCCGCGCAGTAGCCACGTGCCCGCGATTGAACCACGGATAGATAACCGGGGCGGGCTTTAAGAACCTTCGCGCCAAGCTCCATCGCCTTTAGCGTGCGCGGATGCGTCACCATGCTGTCGGCCAGATAAAGCGTGGCCAGCTTTCCTGCCGCCTTACACGCCGCCGCCAGCGCGATCTGCGCGTAGCCTTGGCGCGGGCCAGCATAGACAAGCTCGCGCTCCGGCATGTTTTCGATGAAGGAAAGCAACGCCGCCTCTTTCGTGCCTCCGGTCAATAAGTCATCACGCACGACGGAAATGCTTTTCCCGTTCGCCGTGAATGTTTCTAGTTTTGCGCTCATAGCGGATTGCGTCCCTTCTCTGTGATTTCCATCACGCGCCACTTGCCCTTGCCAAACGCGGAGCGGGCTTCATCGGGCGTCGCAAATTGCTTTTGCACGTCGCGCCACGCGAGTTGTTTTTCGTCGAACCATTGCGCCTTGTAGTAGGGCGCGAATCGGCAGCTTCCTTGTGTTCTCATAGCAGAAAAGCGCCCGCACGTGGCTTACCCGGCTGCGAAAGCAACCGGCACGTGCGGGCAGAGTTTTCTTGGATTGGAAGGGTAAGCGCCTTCATGGTGATCAATCTCTACCGCATCCCCGCGCCCGTTGCAAGCGCAATCTCTCGCCTGCTCATGCGCGGGCGCGGCGGGGTGGTTTGGTTCTGGGTCGTGCTCATACCGGGATAAGCTCTTGCTCTACGTGGTTCTCAACGTCAGCAAGGTTGGCAATGGCCTGTTTGAAATACGATTCTTTTAGTTCGCATCCCATTCCTTTTCGCCCGTTCAATACGGCACCAAATACTTCACTGCCAACGCCCATAAACGGCGTGAATACGACTTCTCCGGGGTTGCTCCAAAGCACGCAAGCGCGCTCGATAACGTCGAGTTGAAGCGGATGGCAGTGCCGCTCATCGTCATTCTCTTTGGCCTCCCGATGCTTCAACACCTCGTCAATGCGGATGTCGTCCCAGAAGGCGTCCGCGTAGCGCCGCCAAATCCAGTGAGAGAAGCGGTTTTTCTTTTGGTCGCCATCCATGCCCTTGAGGTGCCGGATGTCGGCAGGCATTTGCTCCTCGCCAGCGTAGCGGTGCAGTCCGGTAGGGTGAGAGACAGGCACCGCGTTTTCACCGCTACGGCGGAAGATGAGAAGCTGGTCAGCGTTTGCCATAGAGCACCGCGATGAGTCCTCACACATTTGCCGATGAGCCAGAGATTTCATCATCGTGCGGTTGCGAACCGTTAGCGGCTCTTTCCAGATGAAATACCGATGAGTGAAACGGAATCCGTTCTTTTCGTGCAGGCGGATAACGTCGCCGGGAAAATCCGTAAGCGCGTCATTGCCTGAGTTGCCGGTCGGAATATCCATGCAATGCACGGCGCTCATCCTTCCCGGCTTCGTGAGTCGGTGGAGTTCTTGAATCACAAACTCGTAATGCCTGTAAAACTCATCCTTAGAAATGCAGTTGGACAAATCCTGTTCGTCGCTGCTGTATTGGTAGAGTCCCGCGAATGGCGGCGAGTAAAGCGAGAGATCAACGATGCTCGCCGGGAGTTGCTTCATCACCTCCACGCAGTCGCCGTGGTAGAGTGCATATTTTTTGGTCAGTAGTTCTTTCGGTGTAGTGTTCATGTTATTAAATCCAGCTTGGCAGTGTCGGGGTTATGGTGTGTGTTTTTCTTTCAGATTTGATTGCGTCATTCATGTGCTTCACAAGCTCCTCAAACATCTTCTCAGCTTGCGCGGCCTTGCGGCTCATATTGTCGCGCACGCGCTGTTCGCCTTCGCTGGCGATGATGTCCACGGTTACGGGGTTTTTCTGTCCAAAGCGCCAGCATCGGCGGATTGACTGATAGTATTGCTCGTAAGAGTGCGAGGCGAACGTGACAACGTGATTGCAGAATTGCCAGTTGAGTCCCCAAGCGCCGATCTTCGGCTTGATGACGAGCACGCGCTTTTCCTGATTCAAGAATGAATCGTAAGCGGCCTCTTTTTCGTCGTCACTCATCGGCCCCTTCACTTGCACGCTGTTGGGAATCATGGCTTCCAGCGCCTCGCCCTCGGCGTTCGTGTGGCACCATGCCACGGCGGGACTGTCGTGAGAGACAAGCTGTGCAACCATTTCGCACCGCTCTTTCAGCGTGCGCTTGCGCTCATCTCTTTCCTCGGCAAGCCCGAAGGCAGGCATCGTGAAAAGCATCCCGTCCGGTGGCGTTGTCGGCTTCACTATATGCTCGCGCTCATTCAGCGCCGGGAGTTCGTAGCCATCATCGGCAAACCCGATGTCAGACGGCTTGCGGCACGCGCGCGCCCATGAGCAAACCCATTTCCAGAAATGGTCATGCGCGTGGCCCTTTAATCGCCAGCCGTTAATTGCCTGTGAGACGCGGAACGAGATTTTCCCGAAATGGTTCGCCTGCTTTTCGAGATTGTTGATCTTTTTCTCGTATTGGTCGGTCGTCTTTTGATCCATCTGCTTAAAGAAGCGCGAAAGCATGTCCGAGTTGTTCAGGTCGCCTAGCGCCTCGGATGATGTTCCAAGCTCCGTGAAGTCATTCGGTGCCGCTGTTGCCGTCCAGAGGGAGCGGTAAGGCAGCTTGCACATAAAGCGCGTAACGGCCTTCTGTGTCGCTCCTGTGGCGTGTTTGATGATGCTGCTTTCATCGCACGCGACGGCCACGAAATCAGAAGCGTTGAAAAGGTGGAGCTTTTCGTAATTGGAAATCGTGATTTTCCCGGCTGGCTTTCCGTCGCGAGAGCGTCCCGCAGCTATGCCAAAGCGCGCCGCCTCTTTGAGCGTCTGCCCGCCGACTGCCAGCGGCGTGAGAATAAGCACGTTGCCGTTGGTTTTTTCCACGATGTTTTGGCACCACACAAGCTGCATGAGCGTCTTACCGAGTCCGCAGTCCGCGAAGATTGCGGAGCGTCCTTTGCGGCAGGCCCATTTGATAAGTGCGCGCTGGAATGGGAAAAGGAAATCCGGCATGAATGTAGGTTCAAATCCAAACTCGCCTCCGAGTTGAGATTTCGCGTCTAGGAATTGTTCGTAGGTCTGATTCATAAAGTTACTCCTGCAAGATAGCCCGCACGCGGGCGATGAGTTGCTCCTTGGTCTCGCTGTCCGTGGTCATGCCTTCACCGGGTATTTCGTCCAGTCCACCGCAAAGCAGGCTGTGGCGAGCATCTTGGCCAGCGGCTCCACCGTGTGCGGGCGGTAGCGGCCAATGACGTGCGGCCAGTCCCACACGCGCGCTTCGATGAGTCGGCCTGTGTTGTCGAGGCTCCAGCCTAGGCCGCGCGATTCGAGGTCTGCGATGATGTCGTCAACGGTTGGTGTGTTCATGGCTTTGCTTTGCGTTTGGGTTCGTCGGCTGGCCACGGAATGCCGTTGCGCTCGGCGAGCAGCTTGCACGCGCTGAGTTCGGTCTCGTCGTCGGCTACTTTGTCACGACGCATTAGCGAGGCCATTGAATACTCATGGGCCAACTCGGTGAACGCCCGCCGCGTGCCGTCCTTCATCGTGATGCGCTCGAAAAAAGCCATCCATGCGTAGCGATGCCCCGCGCCTGCCAGCCGATGCGTTGCCACGCCGTTCTCGCGCTTGAATGTAGCGAGGGCCGTGCTCATTGCATCAGGATGCTCTCGGCGTGATTCAGCCGCTCCATCGCAGCGGCGAGGTCTGCCACCAGCCGCGCATTGACGGCGCGCAGGTCGCTGTTGACGCTATCTGTCTCGGCCACGTCCTGCTCGGCTGCGCGCAGGCTTTGGCGCGCGTTGTCCCGCTCGGCTGCGACGCTGCGAAGCTCGGCCATTGCCAGCGCGAGGTCAAATGTTTGTTCGGCGAATAGGACGCGCAGATTTGATAATAGTTCGTCAATTTTTGTGCTCATATCAGTTTGTGAAAGTGTTTTCCCCGGCTTGCGTAAGTGCAGCCCGCGCAATTCTCCGTCATCGGTTTAATCTCCATGATTACCAGTGATTTCATTGAATCGCGTGCATGGCACGGGAAAGGGTTAGCTACTCAGTAGCAAAAGGGTTGTCTGTGCGGTACTCCAGCGAGAGGCACTCATGGCGGAAGTGCCCGTCCCATTCGGTGATAGGCGTCCACGTAGGCGTCGGCCTGCCGTGGCGTTCCTTTAGCTCGTAACACCACACCGTCTCGCGCTCGGTGAAGGCGATGATGAACGGGAGAAGCGCGGTCAGTTCCTCGCGGCTAATCGGGTCTGCGTAACGCCTGTCGAGTTCGTCGAATGTAACCTCGCCGCGCGTCGCCTCGCGTGCGTCGTTTTCGGCGTGTCGTAGCTGCGAGGCTGTCACGCGCAGGTCGCGCTCGCTGATACTGTTGTGAAAGTCTGGCATGGCTAGAGTTCCCACGGCGGCACCTGCGACGCGCCTGCAAAGGGTGATTCCGGCTCCTGCTCTGAGCCTTCGGGGACAGGCACGGGTCGCACGGTGTCGCGCGGGTTGGTTGGCTCTTGCGATGGTTCGGTCATGGTGTGTCGTCCGCGTCCGTCGCGTCCCGGCCATGTGCCGAGACGCGACGGGTGGCGGTGTGGGTTAGATGTCCTCTTCGCGCTGAGTCTGCGCGGGCTGCTTGTCCTTTCGCTTCACTTTGCCGGAGAGCACGGGAGCCTGTTCGGGCGCAGTCGGAGGTTTCTTCCAGCAATCCACGAAATACTCCACTCCGTCCACGTTGACGGTGCCGGTGTAGTCGGGGTGTTTCTCATTTTCCTTCTTGGAGTTTTTCCAAAGGGAAATGCGGTTGGTGTTGTCGTATTTCATAGGTCGTCGATTTCTGCGGTTTGTGTTGTTGGTTTGCGGAATTTATCCCCGGCGTGCTTCATCGGCACGTCATCCGGTTCTTGTGCGCGCTGTGTGGGTTGCACCGTGCGCTGCGTAGGACGGGCAACAGCGGCCTCGCCGTCGTCGTCTGCGGGACACACGCCCACAATGGCGGCGAGGGCATAGCGGCGTCCGTAGGTGATTGCGGAGCCTAGCCCTTGCGCGTCTGCCTTGGTGAGCGGCACCGCGAGCGTCGAGGATACCCATTCGCCGGATGAGTGCGCGAGGATTGTCTCGATGATGGCGTGCGTAGGGTCGCTGCTGACAAGTTGGACGATGGACAGGCCAGCGTTTGCAAGCGGTGCGCGGCAGGCATCCCACACGCTTGCGAGGTCTGCGTAGGCCGTGCGGAAGTGCGGGTTTGTGCTGTCCTTTTTTGCGCCGCCCATAGCGGATTGCGCTTTGACAAGTGCCGCTGCGAGAGCGGCGATGGTAGGTGATGTAGGCATGTTATTTCAGTAGGTCGGGTTGTGATTCGTCGGCTTCCGGTGCGCGGTAATACTCCACCGCGATGTCCGCCTCTAGTCGGCTGTGCGCGGTCACGATGAAGTCGCGCCCGCCGTAGCGGATGGCGTATTCCGTCGCGCCCTCGGCGTCTGCGACGCACCGGATGGCGCGGGAGTTGATGCGGATGGGGTTGCTCACTTGCCCTCCTTGCCAAGCTCGGCGATGAGCTCGTCGGCGTAGCCACACGCAGCGCGAGCCGTGGCCGCTTGCAGGTCGGCTGGCTTGTACTCCGCAGCATCGGCGGGCGTCATAAGGCCGATGATGGCTGGCATGGCTTGGGCGGCGATGTATGCGCGCAGGCTCATGCCGGGGTGCATATTGAGCGACTCGCCTGTTGCCATTTCAGAGCGCACAAACTCCGCGAACATTTTCGATTCTTCCGGCGTCATGTTTTTCATAGTCATTTGTCGTTATTTGCGAAGGATGAGCCAGCCAACAACGGCGGCAGTGGCGACTAGCAGCGGCGCGAGGCGCATGGTGAGCCGCGCATTGCGGCGGCGGTTGGCGCGGCATTCCGCGCAGTTGCATGGGGTGGGTGTGTAGGACATGGCAGGAGTCTCGCCGGGTATCGCCCGCCCCGTTGCCGAGGCGAGCGTCACCCGACAAGGTAGATTAGATGGAGGCTCCGCAAACGTGGCGAGCGTGAGCCTTCGCAGCGCGGGACGATTTGAAGCCGGTGAAGCCGGACAGCTTCACCGTGGGTGCGGCGAGTTGAAGCGCGATGTGTTCGCATTCAGGGCAGCCGATTTGCCCGGTGATGAATCCGCACTTGCGGCAGCGGTTGCCGAGTTGCGTGAGCGGCCTTGCGGTCAGTGTCGAGTTGAGTGTTTTCATTTTGTCGGATGAGGTTTGGTTTGGTTTCGCTCGGCGGGTGCCTTGCTTGGGAAACACTAAAGCGCACGCCGCCGAATCGCGCAACATCTTTTTAAGTTTATTTTTATGCAGTCTTTTTAGCACTTCGTAAACCCTTGAGTTGCGGGCGCACTACGCCGGATTTTGCCACCGCTCTTTTTCGGTATTCGCCGCGCTTTTTCCCCGCGTCGCTGCGCTTTTTCGGCGCGAGATTCGTCCGCGATGCCACGATTGCGCGCAGTGATTCCGCCTCCTGCTCCGTGGGATTCCAGATGCCATCGAACATCCGGCGCACGTTGCCGTAATGCGTGCCGAGGAGCGCGGCGATGCGGCTGATTGCGCCGCGTCGCGGGCGTGACGTGAGTGGGTCGGTGATGTATTTTTTCCAATTCATCTTTTGACTTTATTTCGCCGATGTGCTTTTGTCAAGACTGGCATGAAAAAACACCGCTTCATCATCGTCGTGACAACTGACATGAGCCGCGCGCACGCCGCCGTCGCGCTAACGGCTGCGCTTGGATGGAGCGTGCCCGGCAGGTGCGAATTTCACCTGCGGAAATCAGCGCAGAAAACGAAAGGCACGAAATGAGCGCCATGCCAGCCAACGCCAAGCTGTGCCACCGCTGCGGCGAACACTACATTGGCCGCGCGTGCCCGAAGTGCCCGCCTGCGCTCGCCAGCGCCCCGCCATCGGCTCCGGTGTGCCGTTGCTCGCTTCGCGGGCGGCTCGTCGGCGACGGATGCTCTGTCTGTAATCCAGAATTAGCTGCGGATATGGCTGAGTCGTGTGCTGTGGACGTGCCGCCGCTCGTCCTGCGGCTGACAGGGCAGGTGCGAGGCGGCAAGAACGGCATGGGAGTCACGCGCACCGGACGGCACTATGCCAAGCCGACGTTCGCGCGGTGGCGCGATGATGCCGTGCGACAGATTCGCTGCCAGCTTCCGAGCGGATGGAAGCCGATAGACGTGCCGTGCAACGTGCGGCTCGACTACGTTGCCGGGGATCGGCGGCGGCGCGACATGCCCGCTGTGCTAGATGCGATTTTTCACGCGCTGGAAAAGGCCGAGTGCTGTGTTGACGACACGCTGATTTGGGTCACGCAGTCCTCGCGCTCCTACGACAAGGCAGCGCCGGGAGTCACGATTACGTTTTTATGAACACACCGAACTGGATACGATTTAGAGCCGGGGAACGCGCGCACGTCGTCACCGGCATGAGCGGCCCCATGCTCATCATCCCATGCGGCTACGCTGCCCACGGCGCGACGGGCGTGCCGGACAAGCGTGCGAAGAAATGCCGCACCTGCTCGCGCGCTGTGCGGCCCGTGTCTCCGCAGGAATGGCGCAAGGCAGGCCACGCGCCGGAATAATTTCGCAAAGCGCGGACGCTAAACTTGGCCAGTGTATCGTCCGCTCCGAGTTTAGCGGAAATTCAGTTACCGCGCTGGTAAAACGCTTACAGGCCGCAGCCTCGCAGCGAAAACGATTACCGCTTCCCTCCGATGCCCGCGCAAATCACGACGATGCCGGCGAGGATGAACACGGCGGCGATGGCGATGGCGAGGCTCACGTCCAAACGGCGAGGCCGTTGTTCACCCTGTAAATCAGCGCGTTGATAAAAGCCGTTTCGCCCATTCCGCGCATGCTTGGCGGTCGCAGGCAGATGTGCGGCCTGTCGCCGAAGTCAGCACCCCAGTGGAATCCAGCGGCGCGCGCGAGCTTCCCGGCCACGTCGTATTGCGGCCCTTCGTCTAGGTAGGTGCCGCCTGCGGAGAAAAAGCCGATGTCGCACGCGAAGCCGGTCGTGCCGCCGCCGCCGTTGTGCGACGATGTAGGCCAGCGGGCGGACGTGACGCGCGGCCCCGGTGCCGTGCGGCCCTTGGCGTAGAGCGCGTTTTGCTCGGCCTCGCCACGATAGCCGGAGATCCACTTTCCAATGGCCGGCGCGACGGCGGCGTTGATCTGGCGCAGTAGGTCGCGGAATGGCTGCTGCACTTGCGGGTGGAGTGTCGCAATGGTCGCCTCGCTGCGCGGGTCCACAAGGCCCGTGAGGGGCTGCGCGGGCGTGGCAGGCACTGGCGCTTCCGTTCCGCCGTGCGCGGCTATCCATGCCAGTCCGAGGTTGAGCGTGGCAGGGCCGAAAATGCCGTCGGGATTTGCTCCCACGGCGCGTTGGAACTGCCGCACCTTGTCAGCGTCGAGGTTCACTTCGCCCCGGCAAACGCCGCCTCAGAAAGTGCCGACGCGACTGCGTTAATCACGGTCGCCTTGGTGACGTGGTGCGTCGCCAGCGCCTCCGCCGCGATGCTCTCGACGGCGCGTGCGGCTGCGGGATGCCCCGTTGCGCTGCGCACAAGCTGGCCAATGTCTGCCACGTCCACCGCGCCCCACGCGGCTGAGGCTGCGGCGTGCCCGTAGTCCGAGCCGAGGTTGCCCGCGACGAGCGTGCGGAGTTGCGCCACTGCGACTTTGCCGAGGATGGCCCCGGCGTCCCGGCGCACGGCTGGCCAGTTGGTGCCCGCGCAACCGGCGAGAGAGTTGATGAGCGTGGCGACGATGGCGAGGATGAGAAGTTGCTTTTTCATGGAGTTATTGTTTCGGCGGCGGTGTTGAGAGATAGACTTTCCACGTCACGAAGAATGCGGCAACCGCGCGCAGTCCGTAGAGATACCACTCCCAACTCGTCGCGGGTGCATGGTCAATGATGAGCGCGGCGATGGTGGCGATTGAGCAATAGATGAAACAGGTTTTGTTCACGGGTGCTTGATGAGTGTCGCGATGACTGTGAAAATGGCCCCGACGATAACCTGAGCCGTGATGATTCCGCCCCACAGTTTCGCGCCTGACAGCTCAAGTTTTGCAACACGGTCAGGCAGCCCGCGCAGTTGCTCGAATTGCGCCATCTGGAGCTGGATTGCGGAGATGTGCCGCTCCACCCGCATGACGGCCTCGCGCGTCGTCGCGGTGTCCATCGCTACACGATGCCGGGATTCATCGCGCAACTTTTCAAGCTCGGTTCGGTCGTCCAGTTCGCTGCTCACTTCTTAGCCTCAACTTTCTCCACCGCAGCGGCGAGTTGCGCTTCGAGTTCCTTCACACGCGCGGCTTTGGCAGCGGCTTCGCGATCGGCAAACGGCGCATTGATCGCGGCGGCGAGCGTTGCCAGCGTCGCGCGTGCGGCGTCATACTTCGCGCTGTTCGCTGCGAGCTTAATTTGCAAGTCGGCGTATTCCGCGTCAATCGCCGTCCAGTCCAGCGCGGCGAGCAATGCGCTGGCGTGCTTCTGGTCTTGCGCGGTCATTGCGGCGAGTTCCGAGGTGGCCTTGTCGCGCGCTGCGTTGGCCGTGGCGATGGCTGCGTCACTCGCGGCCTTGGCGGTCGCGGCGTCGGCGGCTGCTTTGTCGGCGGCTTCTTTTGCCGTGGCCTGCGCCGCTGCGAGGGCGTCCGCGCCTTCCTTGCGGAGCGCGTCGAGTTGTGCGGAGATGTCCAACCAGAGTTGGCCTGATTCGGTTTGGATTTCAAACAGTGATTTCATGGGTTTGTGGGTTGTGGGTTAGGCTAAGAGTCCGGCGTTCCGTAGTGCTTTGACTACTTGTGCGATCGTGTAGCCGTCAAACGTGTCGTCCGTTTTGAGATTTGTCCCCCCGCCGGGGCTTGCAACGGTTGCGCTGGCAACTGCCGTTGTCGGCTGAACGATTGGCGTGGCGTTCCAGAAGCTGAGTTTTTGTGAAGTCGTCGCGCCAATCTTAGTGCCGGTCGTCGTGTTGAAAGCGATGTTCTGCGCATCGCCTAAAGTGATTCCGCCGTTAGCTGTGAGAAGCCCCGTCAGCGTGCTCGCGCCGGTCACGGCGAGGGTGCCGCCCGCCACGATATTTAAGCAGCCAAGTGAACCAAGTGCATTCGCTGCGCTTGTGCCGATTTGCAGGATGCCCGCCGATTGCCGGGAAAAAGTCAAGTCTTTCGTGCCGCTAGCCTCACCGGACGACGCGGCCCATTGCCACACAAATCCAGACAACATGTTACCATTGCTGGTGCCGATCGCGAACTGAAAGGAACTTTTGGCCGAATTAGCGCGGACGTATATGGCCCCAAAGCAATTCGTGTTTCCGCTGCCATCCACCTCAAAATAGCTGACAGGAATTCCGCCACCGCTTGTGCCATCAACCTTGCAGTCAATGAATTTCGGTGAAGCGGTGTTGAGGTTGATGCCGAGCGCGGTGCCCGTCGTTGACCAAGAGGTTGAGGCTGTTGCGCCGCTCTCGTTGATGTAGATGTGAGGGAAGTTCGTAGTCCCGGTGCCCGCTGCGTAAATCGCGCCGGTCGTCGAAATAGCGGACGTGGACGCGCCGGGGGCGAGGCTGAATGCGTTTGCCGCCGTGAACGTATTCGCCGCGCCGACATAAGCCGGGTCGCCGTCGCTCACTGCGGTGCTGAGTTGCGCCATCGTGAACGAGCCAAGCACGGTGGCGTTGCCGGTATTCGTGATTGCGCCGGAGAGGGCCGGGATCGTCGTGACGGTTGCCGCATTCCCCGTGAATGTCGCCGCGTCAACAGTGCCGAGCGTGCTGCCGTTTGTCGTGACTCGCAGTGTGCCGGTGGCTGGCGCGGTGAGATATGTCAGATGCCCCCCGGTGCCGTCCCGCACGCGCAGGCCGGAGCCAAGGTCTGTGCAAATATCCACATAACCGCCAGCCGCTCCAGCGTTAATTACTGGGGAATCAGACGCCCCTCCGCCGATACGAATCCACGGATGGCCAGCCGTCACTTGCGCCGTGCTGTTGTATGGGCTTATGTCGAACCCTATTGTGGCAATGCTTGGATTCGTCACAACCACAGAGTTGTTAGCGTACGTGTTATTGTTTACCGTCAGTGTCCCGCTAAACGTCCCCGTCGTCCCCGCAACCGTGCTCGGCGTGGTCGCGCCCACGGTGCCGTTGAATGCGCCTGCCAAGCCCGTCGCGGAGAGCAGCCTCGTCGCGCTGTTGAACGTCAGCCCTGCGTTGCTCATCGCCGCCAAGCTGCCCGTCGCAGCCGTCGCGAATAGTGGGAAGCATGTCGTGTCAGTCGCCTCGTTTGCCACGGTCACGGTTGCTGCGAGCGTAGCGTTGCCCGCCGTGAGGCTGGCGGCGGTGCCGCTGGCGTTCGTTAGGACGATTGCAGATGGCGTGTCGAGGGCGGGCGTCGTGAAGCTCGGCGAGGTAGTCATCGCCACGCTGCCGGTGCCGCTGATTGTCAGTAGTTCCGGCGTGCCCGTCCCGGCTGTTGTGCGCCCCAAAACGCGAGCCGTTGGCATGTGCGCCAGTTTCGCGAGCGTTATCGTGTCGTTGTCAATCGTCCACGTCGCGCCGCTACTGCTGACTGTTATATCGCCCTTGTCGCCGTCGCTCACGGAGCTGACGGTGCCCCACGATGTAGCCGTGCCGTTCGTGGTGAGGTATTTGCCAGAGTTGCCGGTCTGGGATGGCAATTCATTCGGGACATTGGTAAGCTGCGAGCCATCCACTGCCGGGAGCCGTGCCGAGCTATCCAGCCGCACGAAGCCGAGCGCGGTGTTGATCGCGACTAGCAGCGCAGCGGCGACGCCAGTGCCGAGGATGGAGGGCGTCGGCACCGCTGTATCGGGGTCAATCACGCTCCGGTAAATGACAATCGGCGCGGAGAAAATCGTGTTCGTGTAAGCTCCGCGCGTGCGGACGACGCCGACGTTTAGCGTCAACTGATTCGCCGAGGTCGCCGCGAATAGCGCAACCATGCCCACGGTATTGATCGCCATCGTGCCCGTCGCTGGCGAGGCACTGGAAAGCTCGATGTAGCACACGGGCGCATTCACGCCGTCGCCGATGCCGATGTGCAGCACGTCGCCAGCAACAAACGAATCCGTGATCACTCCCGCCGTGCGCGTGAAGGTCTGCACTGACACGGCCTGCCCCTCGTCTGCCATGGAAATGTCCGGGACGCTGCCAATGCCGCCCGTTGTGCTCGCAAAAAGGCCAGCGAGCGGCTTCGTTTCGTTGATGAGAAGTGTCAGCATTGCGGTGGTCTTTTAGGGTTTGCGGGTGCGGTTGTCAAATTGGTTTTCGTTCGGGCCATTTTCCTTTGGGGCAGTCCTCAGTAATCAGCGCGGCCTTCGCTTGCAAAAAGCATCCGCAGACGGCGCACCGCGCGCCTAGCGCGCCATCCGGCATAAGGAAGTGCGTGCATTCTGTGCAAGCTGCCATCCGCCCCTTGCGAACATCCAGCGAAGCAATCAGCTTGCCTGTCGCGATGACGCCAATCACCGCCTTCGTTGCCGCCGCCGCAACTCGCCCCGCCGCTGTCACCGCGTTCTTTACGCATCCGCAACTCATGGGCATGAAGCGCAAGTTATTTCAATGAGCGTGCCGCCGCTGTATGCGCTTTGGTTTCCGCTGCTGCTTAAATAGTAAATTGTGGACGACACGTAATCATCGCCGGGCGCAATATCTTCGCCGTTGACGCAGATGGAGTATCCGCCAGTATTTGTCACTCGAATCTCTGTTGTCTCAGTGCCCGCGTATGTTCCGCAAGAACTGTATCTGTTATACCAAAAACGAAACTGGCGGACGGTAGGAGTGTCGAACGTATAATTGCCGGTGATTATTTCTGGCGGATATGGGCTGCTGGCGCAATTCGGGTGTGCGTCGCTGTTAAGCGTAAGTGTGCCGCCGACTCCGACTTGAGATAAGCGACCGTAATATACCGCACTCAGCGCGTCCTCACGTCCATACAAGTCGAGGTCGGTTCCATCCGTCCAATCCAGCGTGGCGGTGATTGTGAACGTGCATGTTTGCCCGCAATCCACAAGCAGCGTGGACGCCGCGCAGTTTGTTAGCAGCGTGGATGCGGCGCAGTTTGTTAGCAGTTTCGCAGCCATTGCTTAGGGGCATGTATCTGGCACGCTGGCGGTCGTGGTGATCAAATCCACCCATTCGGGAGAGCTTGCTTCATCATCCATCACCCATACCTTCTTATATTGCCCCTGCAACTTCCCGCCATAAAGCCGTAAACCCACAAGCACGTCAATCTGCACATGCTCAAACGCAAGAGTCTCGGCGGGCGCGATTGTTATTGCGCCGAGGGAATTGATCGTCACTTCACGAAGAAACGCCTTCAGGTTCCCGTCGTCATTTACGAACCGGACAAAGCCCGATTTGTTCAACTTCACTGAGTCGTAAGTCGGCGCGAGATTTGCCGCTCCTGTGTTCTTGCCCTTTCCCGTCTCAGTTAAATTCCAATAGTCTGCTTGCGCGGTGTTTTGCGTTCCCGGCGACGGAGGCATTAGGTAGGGATTTGATGCCGTTCCCGGCAAGTCGTCAATCGGCCCCCATCGGCTTTGCGCGACGATTGGAATGTTCCCGGTGCCGAGCGTGATAGTGGCAAGCTGGTAGTATCGCGTTGCCGTCAGCGTGTTATTCGTCGGCACTGTCGCCGCCGCTTCGATGGTGCGACTTGTGATCGTGCTCACGATGTCGCCATTTGCCAACACGCGACGATCCCAAGTAATCGCAGCGTAAATCTTATCGTTATTAGCAACCGACAGCGTGAACATCGGGCTGTTATTCACCTCGAAATCATCCGGCAATTCACCGAAAAGAGTGCCGTTGTAAATCTTCACCGTGCTTGCCCCGGCTGCGACAATCTGAAACTCGCGCTGCGATTGCACCTGCGACGACGCGGGCACCTTTAGCCGCGTGAGGTCAACCACCCATCCCGTATTGCTCACAAGAATCCTGCCGCTGCCCCACTCTGTTGACGGGAGCTTCACCTCGCCAGCGTGCCACAAGTTGAGATGCCCCACCACGTTGAACATCCATTTTTTGTCGAGCACTCCGCCCTCAAAGGCGTTCTCAGGGTTGGCTAGTTTGACGGGTTCCATATTAGGCGGAAAGCTCGGCAATCGTCGGCGTGTTCACGTAGAGCGTTTTGCGCTCGATGATGCTGCCTTTGTAGATGCTGATTTCGGAATCCTTGGAAACGAACGTGCCCGTGTTTGGCGGGACTTGGTTTGTCATTAACAAAAAGCCAAAGAGTGAAGTGATTTTAGGCGCGCGAAGTGGTTCCGGCCAGTAGGATAGAAAGTATTCGTAGAGGTAGTAGCCTGTGCATACTAGCGGCCATTCTGCTACCTCCGGCGCGGGCGGTGGCTCCGTCCAGTCATAGCTCGCCGATGTGCTGTAAAACTGGAACGAATGAACAACGGAAGTCCCTTCCTGCCGAGTGATTGGCAGACTCGCATACACGCGTTTGAATTTCAGCCACCCCTTGCACGCGGTGTATTCCGGCTGCTCCTCATGCACAAGGTATGCCGTGCCGAGCGCGGTCGTCACGTATTGCATGTTTTCAACTGGCGAGACGAAGCCCGGCGAGTAGTAGCGCGCGTTTTGGAACGGCGTGAAGTTTGCGGCCAACTGGTAGCAGTCAATATGCCACTCGAAGCTCTGCGTGTCGCCCCGGTCTTGAAACGGGCGCACGTAGCGGCCCGGCCCGTCAAATGTGACGGATGAGAGCGTGCCCACCATTACTCTGTTTGGAGTGCTCATTTGGATTTGATTTGAGTGACGATTAGCGTTTGAGCCTTGAACTCGTTGACCTTTTTATCAGCGGGCGGCGCGGGAGGAATTGCGCGCTTTATAGCGTCGTCAATCGCCTTGCGCGTTGCTTCACTTCCTTTTTCGCCGGATTTTTTGTAGCTTGCACCACCGGGGAGAGCATCAAGCGGCGGAAGCCCGTTGGATTTTCTGATTCGATTCTCAGCATCCAGCGCGGCCTTGTCCCTCGCCTCAGATTCCTTTCGGTTTTTGTCATTTTGTGCCGCCGCGCGCATAGCAGCTTCTTTCTTTCTTCGCTCTTTGTCCTCGGCTGCTTTTTCTTTTGGCGTTTTCAATAAATCTGCCGCGCGTGCCTCCAACTCGGCAATCGCCTGCTGCTTTCTTAGTTCGTCCGCAACGTCGTTCCTTCGCTCATGAATGGCCTGCGCGATTTTCAACTCGAAATCCAATCGCGTCTTTGTGAGGTCTGCAATGAGTTTTGTGTTTCCGATTTGAGCCGCCATTCCTGCGGTCGCGTTATTGGCCGCGCGCTGCGTCATTAGAATCTGATGCTCGATGTTGTTGTAAGCCATCGTTCGCTCATGCGACTGCGCGCGAAGTTGAAGCGTGGCGATGGAATTGACGCCGTTTTGCTTTTCGGAAAGCGCGATTTGATCGGCTAGCACATTCGTTTCTGCCAGCAAGATTCTAAGCTGACTCTCTAGGGAAACGTCCGTTTTTTGATGTTGAAGCAAAAGCTCTTTTTGGTTCGCGGCGACGTTAATGATGCTTTCCGATGATGCCTTTTTCTTCTCTTCAATTTTCCCTTTTGGCTCATGGAATCGGTTATCCCATTTCTTCTTCCCTTCCTCGGAGTATTCCCCAGTTCCAGAGACTGCTGACGAGACTTCGCCGATGAGATTTGTCGCGCCAGACATAAGGCCTTGCCATTTTCCTTTAACCCACCTTCCGGCTTCTTTGGCCGCTTTCGCGTTTTCTGCCGACACCGCGCTTACCCCCATCCTTTCTCGGATAGCACCCCCACCGCCTGAGACCGTTTCCTTTACGGCTCTGGCATTATCGCCGAAAACCTTGTTGAGTTGCGCGACGGATTGCGCCGCCTTTCCAGCGCGGTCTGCGATTTCCAGAAATGCTTGGTCGGCTTTTCCGTTGTTGATTGTTTCAATCGAAACGCCGATTTCCTGCAAGGCATCCGACGCCTCTGGGATGCCGCCCCTTGCCGCGTCAAGTGCCTGCGTGACACTGTTAATCGCGGAAGTAAATTCGCCCTTTGAAAGCGTGCCCTCGGTTGCCCTTTGTAGCTGCTGAAATGATTCCGCGCTCACGTCCGCGTGCCGCGCCGCGTCGTTTATCTCCACCCCCATTTCTGCCGCCGCCTGCCCAAACTGCGCGACCTTGCGAACCGCCAGCGCGCCGCCGATGAGCTTTAGGGAACCGGCTAAGAATCCCGCTGACTTGGCAGTGTTCGCGGTTGCCTGAGACGTTTTCTGCATCTCCTGATTAAGCTCGGCCCCTTGCTTTTGCACGGCGATCATGCTGCTCGTCATCGTCGCAATGTCCTTCTTCCATTGCTCCAAGCTGATACCCGCCTGCGCTGTGAAATCGTTCTTGGCCATGTTAGCTCACTTTCCGCATCGGCACAATCCACGGCGCGTCTTGCTGGCAAGCTGCCGGTATTGCGAGGTTGATCTTCTGAATCGGTTCACTGCACAGCTTATACCCCTCCGCACACTTCGCGTCAACAAATGCGTCCATTTCGGCATCGAAGTCTGCCACGATGGAAAGCTCGAAGTGTTCAATCTCAGACAGAAACTTGGAAATGAGCGGCGATGAGCGGCGATTCTGCATGGAGCATCCGCGCGCGTCGTCCGCCGCTTTGATGAGCTGGTAGAGAACTCGCAGCGGAGTGTCTAGGACGCGCTCTAGGTGCCACCCTGCGCCGGGATAGGCCGTGTTCAGCGAGCAATACAGGCCAGCCGTGGAGCCGTAGAACGACACGCCTTCGCGCCCCGGCCCCGCGTCGAGAAATGCGCGGTCGAGATACTCGTCAATTCCATCGCGTGCTTCGTCCACGTCGAGGTCGAGGATGGCCGCTAGAAACGCCTTGCGCCGCTCATCGTCGCCAAACGCGAAGTCTTTGGTCACATACCAAATGAAGTCAGGAATGGCCGCAATCGGGCAATCCCCTCCGCAAACGAACGGGTTGCCCATTGCGCGCAGCCATTCGAGTCGGCGCGGTGTCAGCGGCTCCACTTGCACGCCCGCGATTAGCTCGGGCAAGCCAAGCATCGCAACGGCGCGGTCTTTCCGCTCGCTGTCTAGCGCGTCCGCATGTTCATCGAGTGTGGCGTCCGACACATGCCTTACAAGTTGGAGGTCGAGACGTTGCCTGCGCCGCCAGTGGCTTGCTCGGCTTCGATGGACGTTGTGCGAATCTTCGTTTCGGTCGTCTTGGCAATCGTCGCTTTCAAGACGACAAACGTGACGCTGCTCGCCTCGTTTTCAACGGTGCGCGTGAAGGTCGCTCCAAGCGTCGGCGGAAGCGTGCCGCTGCTGGCAAGCTGCCACTCGGCCTTGTATTGGTAGAGGCCTTTCTGATGCAACGCCTGATTCGGGTTGCCGTATTGGTCTTTGTTGTGGTCACTGGTAATCTCAGGAGTGATTTCCTCCGTGTTGACGTTGTAGGTGACAGACTCGGAAGTCGTGACGGGCGCGACGCCGTAACCGGGTGCGAGGACAAGAACGCGATTTGGTGATGGCATAATGGTGGGTTAGTTGAGGATGGTTAGTGCTGCGGGATTTATGACGAGAATAAAAGTGATGGCAAGCGTCGTGTTGTCGAGGTTTTCCGTGTCCTGCTCTGAGTTGTCGCTTTCAGCCGGTTTGACTTGTGTGACGAGGCACGGAAGCGCCGCGCTGCTGACTGCAAGCTGATCGTTCTGGTATTGGTTCAGGTAGTATTCGCTCAACCGTTGCGCGACTTTGCCGACAAGCGTGTTGTGCGCGCCGGTTGTTTCCTCGCTTGTCCTGTTGGTCGTCACGACAAACTCCGCGCGGCATTCATAGGCGGAATAGACGAAAAACGGCTCAACGCCAATGGTGAGCTTCTGCTCTTGGAACTGTGCGCCCACCATTACTGAGCACGAAATGCGCGGGCTTTCGTTCGTGTCGCTTTGCCGGGAACCGTAGATGTTCGGGCAAACAGATTCCAGCGCGCCGATAAGCACGGCTTCGGCGTTTTCTTCAAGTTGGAGGATTTCGGAAAGTTCCATGTTAGCTCCTCGCGATTGCAGCGACGGCGCGCTTCATCTTGCGCTCGCACGCACGGTTGAATACCGGGAACTGCGCCGCCATGATGGGCGTCAGGATGCCTTGCCCGGTAAATGGCTTGTATTTGCGCTCTGGCGCGTCCAAGAACGGAACGCTGATGCTCGCGGTAAGCTTCGTTTCGCCGCCGTGCCATTGCCCGCGCCCTTGCGGGATGTCAGGCTCATCGTGGTTGCGCGTGGTTGCCGAGAGGACTGCCGCCGATGCGGTCACATTCACGCCGAGCGAATAGCCCACCTGCACCCATTGCAGTTGGAACAGGAAACGTGCGGGCGCGCGGTCTGCGAGGAATTGCGCCTTTGTAACGCCCTGCCCGCCTCCCCTTGCCCTCCACTTGGCATATTGGCTGTTGGGCTTGCCTGTTTGATTCTCGCGGATTGTAGCAAGGTCGCGCACGGGAGTCGCAGCCTTGGCTTTGTTGAGCGAAGGACGGAGGAAGTAATTGCTGATTTCCGGCTTGAATATGCGCGCGGGGATAGCCGCAAGCTCGCGCTGCTTGCGACGAATCCCGCTCATGTCCATTTTGAAGCCGGAGTTTCTCATTGCTTGAGGTTGCAAATCAGCCGCACGATTGAGTCGTCTTTGTCGGGCTGGAAGTTTGCGACTTGGAATGCCAGCGAAGTCCGCCCCTCGCCAAAGGTGGATGCGTAGGGCGTGGCAAATTCGATTGTGTCCCTGAGCTTGATTCCCGCCGTTGCGCGGTCGCTTTCGAGTATCTGGAATGAGAACGTCACCTTGGCGTCGTAAGTGTTGGGGTTGATCGTCTTGAATAAATCCAACGGCGGGGCGATGCACGCAATGGTTGCGCCGTTGAACGTGATGGAATCGGGGAAGATTGCCAGCAACGCCGTATTCAGCGCGGCCATTGAATCAGCCCAACTCATACGCTAGGGCTTCGCTACTGCGTCGCCTGTGATGCTCAGTCGCATCGTGGTTGCTGTGAGCGCCTGCCCAATCGGGACAAGCCATTCACCGCTCGCCACGTCTGCCGCGGTCTCAGTGATTGCCCCCGCCGTAGGCGAGAGGTAAATCACCGCCGCGACCGTCATCGTGCATCCCGGCGTGAGCGAACTATCGCCGCTCACGAAGAAAAACGGTTGCCCCGGCCCTGCGCCGCCGAGCGCCATGCCAGCAGGAACTTTGACGGCGGTGACGTTCGCGTCGGCGAGTTTGTAGGTGTTAGTCGCCGAGTCGAGTGATATCATGTTACCGGCAACAATGGTGACGCCAGCAGCGGCGGTGCCGGTGCTGATGACGCCGTTGGCGGAGCGAAGAACGGAAGCGGGAGTTTGTGAGAGTGCAGCCATTTTAGTAAGTAGGAAAAGGAAAGACGCCGCGCCGCAATGAAACAGCGCGGCGTCTTAGGTTGATTGTGCGTGGGTTAGAAACGGAGCGTGTAGGTGATGGACGTTGCCGTAAGCGTGTCCGTCGCGCCGCACGTCTGCGAAAACGCAATGTAGCGGCGGGTGTTGGGAGGCAGGCGGAAGCGGCAGAGAACCGCGACGCTGCCAGTGCTAACAACGCCGAGAACCTTCACCTGCGTCATCGGGACAACCTCAGCAAAGCTGGAATTATCCGCGCTGTCGTGGAGCGTGATCGTCGTGTTGTTCGCGGTGACGTGAAGCGCCATTGCTGGCACGCTGATTTCGACTTCCAATTGCTCCGGCTTGAACCCGACATTGCCGAGGTCAAAGGAGTCAGAGACATTGGTTGCCGATGCTGCGGGGAGCGCCTTAGACGTGGTAAAAACCGCGTCTTGAATATTACGTCCGAATTCGTTAGCCATGATGGTGTGTTAGTTAGTGGTTGAGGTTAAGCGATTGCTTCGGTGCTCAGGATGGAGTCCGTGCAGATAATCGGGATGCCGTCATAGCTGTCGGGAATCGGCGCGAGCAGTTCCTGATTCGGGCGGGTCGTGCCCTGTCCGAACAGAGTAACCGTGCGCGACGCCTGCAACTGCTGGCGCGAGCGGCGATTCATGAAGAAGTGCGTCGGCTTCACGCCAATCGGGAACTTCTGGATGAGCTGCGAAAGCAGCGAGTCGGTGAGCGTCTTTCCGGACTGCGCGGTCAGATTCTTAATCTGGCCGACTGCGAACTTGGAATAGAACGCCGCGCCCACCCATCCTTCGAGGCTGTTCTTCCACGCGGTCAGTTCCTTGGAACTGCGCGTGATGGTCTGCTTGCGCCATTCGCCGACTTCGAGAACGGTGTTCTTGCCGAAGATAAGCTCGAAAAACTTAGGCATCGCGCAGATAGCCCACACGGAGCTTCCGGTGTCAGCCGTGCTGCCTGTGGCGTCGAGCACAAGGTCGGAATCCACGACTTCCTTCGCGCCGGGAAAGCCCTTCGCGTCGCCGTTCGTGCCGCGTCCATACCAGACTTGCGGCCCGATGTCGAGCATGTAACCGCGCGCCGCGCCGTCCGCTTCCATCGCGAGGGCGTGCTCAGGGCCGTTCTCGTCGGCGCTGGCGATAGCAGCGTCCATTTCGAGTTGCAGGTCGTAGTAGAACGTCTCGTGAGTCCGGTTGAGGTAGGTGCTCTTGACCGGCTCAACGCCTTCGTTCGCGGAGCGGAATGCGCCGGAAGGATAAGCGGTGCGGACGAGCGACTTGAACGAAGTGCCAGAAACTTGACGCGCGGGAAGGATTGCAGCTTCCGGTGCGGCGTTCAGGTTTTCCTCGATAAGTCCAACGGTCTGGTCAGAGCCGTTGACCTTCGCGAGGTCGAGCATGGTGAGGTAGGAGTATGCCATTGTGTAGGGTAGTTAGTTTTTCTGTTTTTCGAGTTGGGCGGTGATTGCTGCTTTGACTTTTTGCATACCGAAAAGCGCGGTTTCGGCCTTGGATTTTTCAGCCGGAACTTTGACGCTTCCGAGTTCCGCGATGATTTGCGCCTTGGCTTCGATGAGCAAATCAGCCTTGGATTTCTCCTGCGCCGTAGCGAAGTCGGCAAGCTGCGCGGTGAGGCGAGCCTCAAACTTCTTTTCCAGCGCGGCCATAGCTGCGACGGCTCCGGCGTCATCGTTCGGGGTTTCCACGACTTCCGTGACTTCGGTTTCATCTTCGGGCTTGTCAGCCTTTTCGATGGATTTGAGCATCGCCTTGACTGCGGCGAGCGTGTGCGGGTCGGCCTGACAAGCTGTGCTCAACTTAGAGAGCAGGTCGTCAACATTAGGTGTGGTGGTTTCGTCCATAGGTGAGGTTGTTAAATCGGCTGCGAGAAGTGCAGTGACGCCAGCGCCTTTTTCCACAAGGTCGGCGGCTTGGAAATCCTGCGGAATGCAAAGCGGGTCATCGGGAAGAAACGAATAGACTGCCGAGAGCATAAAGTTCTCAGGGTCGTTTTCCGCGTGCCAAAGCGCCGTTTCGCGAGTTGCGCCCGGAGCGAGATGCAAATCAGCGCGGAGGTTTTTGGAATCGTCGCGGTAAAATCCTTTCAGCGCGCCAGCCTTCGTCACAAGCCCGTCCTGTTCCTTGGACGTGTGAGAGTGCGTCATGTGAACCGGGATGCTGCGATTGCCCGCATGGTTCATCAAAGCGGCAAGGTGGGCATCGTCGAGCGTTACAGCCCTATGCGTTTTCGTGCCGTCGTCCCTGCGGGCGGAAAACTGCGCCAGCTTTCCGAGTTCCATCACATACACGCCGCGAATGATGCCAGCGGCACGGTCATCCGCCGTGATTTCCGGTTTGCGAAAAGTTGCTTGAAAGGTTGCGAGCACGGATAGGCTTTTATAGCCTAGTGTTCAGCTTGTCCACCACCGCCTCTTAACGCGTTATCTTTTCGCGGGGAGTGCCAAGAGAAACGCCACCGCGCGTTGCACTAGGCTTGCGCTTTGCCTGCGCCCGTTTTCCACGTAGGACAGATGCACTGGATGAACGCCTAGCTCCCCGGCCAGCTCCTTTGCGCGCACGTCTCGCGATGCGCGGAGCCTTGCAATCTGCGTGTGCGGGATAGGCTTCATTTCGCTTTCTCTGCAACGTATTCCGTGCGCTTCCGCGCCGCTTCATGCTGCGGCGAATCTTGCCCGTGCTCATCGGCGGCGATGTCCTCTCCGCGCAGCGCGTGCTGAATCGTTTGCGTGTGCATCTTTGTCTCCGCAATCTTCGCGCCGAGTTCGCTCACGGTCTTTTTCAAGTCGTCATTCGCCGTGCCGGTTCCGGCTTTGAGTTGCTCCACAAGCTGCGAGTGCAATTCCGAGACGCGCGCATTTGTGTCCGCTAGCTTCTTTGCTCCTTCCGCGTTTTTCGCGCGCAATGCTTCCAGCTTTTTCCGCATGTCGTGCGTTTTCTTTTCGCCCTTGGACATTTGCGAGACTGGCTTTTGCTTGCCGTCCGCGCCTTCGCCAAACTTCCCATCATCGGCGCGCGGGTGTTTCGATTCGTCGAAGGCGAGCGCGGCGGTTGCGGGTTTTAATTTTTCCTTATCGGTTCTCCGATTTTCTTGCTCCATCCAAACGATTGTAAATTTCGAGTTTTCGTGATCAAGCGCCTGCCCTAGATATTTTCGCTCGTCCTTCAATGCTTGCGATGTCGGATTGTCTTTGAGTGCGTTCTCCACGTCTTGCCGTTCAGAATCAATCCCGTCGATTTTAGCCTTCAACTTTGCGTGAACTTTTTCGAGAACTTCATCAGGAACGCTTGCCGCCCATTGATAGGCATCTTGATTTCCAATCGGCCTTTCATCTGCCTCAGTTACGCGCAACTTTCGCATTTTTTCGCCCTCAGCAACGTATCCCCGTTTGTAAAGATCATCCTCCATTCCGGTCACATCCTTTTTGTGAATGTCTTTTCCTGCCATTGCGGTCTGATAAATCCTGTCAACAATTCGCTTGCGCTCGTCTTTGTTCAGCTTGCTCCAATTCTCCGGCATGATGCGAGCGGGAGCGCCGGTCTTAGCGGCTGGTTCGTTCGGGCTTGCTTTCCCGCCTCCGCTGCCAAACTCGCCGTCCTTTGCGCGCGGGTGTTTCGATTCGTCGAATGCCAGCGCCGCCGTAGCGTTCGCAGGAGCCTCGCCTTGCGGTTGCTGCGTCGGGTTTGCTGTGTCCTGCGCGATGTTCAGGTCTGACACGGTGGGCTTGTATCCGCGCCGCACAAGCTCCCGGTTCGCGTCCTGCGTTGCCATTTCGATAGCAATGGCTTCCTGCGTTCCGCGCGCAAGCACGTCCTCAAACGTGCCGTCGCCGTTCTTGGCGATGATAGCCGTGCGCGTCGTGAGGCCCGCGCGCATCGCTTCCACGTCGCTTTTGTCGTCCCTAAAGGCATCTGCCGTGGGCAGCGAAGGCCAGTGCCAATGCCCGTTGAGCACGCCAGCGCGGGCTGGGAGTTTTTTGCGCGCGATGCCGTCCATCAAAAAAAGGTAGGCCATCTTTTCCAAGCGCGGCAAATACACATCATTGCGAAGGCGCATGATTTCCCGCCCTGCGCGGCTCATGTCGAATCGCGTAGGAGCGCCGCCGCCGTCGCGTGCAGAAATGAGAAACGCCTTAGGGAAGCCGAGCGAGAGGCATGTGCGCTCGTCTGAGTAGTCAAGCCCCTGCAAAAGCGCGGGGCCGGGAGCTTCCGACTTCATAAACTGATAGCTGTCGCCGTCGCTGAACTGGTATTTCACCACCGCGCCGTCTGCCATCTTTTCCGTGTAGGTGATGGTGCCGTCTGAGTTCGTGGTCGTTTCGTAGTCCAGCGGGTCGGGCGATCCACTGGCGTTGCTGGCGATGGCTGCGATTTTCGATTGAATTGCCATGCTATCCATCCCGCTTTGCCAGATTTTATTCCGCTTCTGGATGCTCTGGATTGCAGGCGCGAACTTGGTCACTCCGCGATGCCCGTCGAATAGGTTGTCTTGGAAGAAAATGACGTTGCACGCCGGGACGATTTGCGGATTGAGGTAGGTCTGATTGTATCCGCGCTCGTAAATCTTGAACGCTTCATTCATCCCGTTCGGCGCGAGGAAAATTCCGGCGATGTAGCGCACGGATGGCGCGGGAGGTTGCACGAATGCCTCGGCACCGTAGCTGGCAGGATTCACGAATCGGTAAAGCTCGCCGATTTGATCGGCGCATCGCACGATGAAGCGAAGCTGCGTTTCGTCGTCATACCGCTCCAGAATGGAGTCGCCACGAACCGGCATTTCCACATGGGCCGCGCACGAAAAAGCGGAAAGCGCGGACTGGTTAATGCCGCCGCGCTTCATCACTTCGCGCATGTATTGGTTCACCTCGCTATCTAGCGCCGGGTCGCCGGTCTGCGCGAGGTAGCCAATCGGCTGGCAGTATTGTTTTAGCGAATAGCAAACGGAAACCCAGTCTGAGTTTTTCACTAAGTCCTCGGCCTGCCACATGAGCGTCACGCGCTGCTGCTGCGCGTATGCCGAGTTGGGGTTCGTGCCGATGCGATTCGACATCATCCGTGTCTTGTCGGGCATCGCGCCGTCATAGCTCGCCATCGAAGCGAGCGCGAGTCCGCTGCGCTTTGACCGTTCAAGGGTTGCCGTGTGTTTCTGGTATCGGTTGCGCTTGCTCATTTGTATCCGCTTAAATCCATGTTCACTTTTTTCGTCGTCATAATGCCCGCCCGAAAATCCATTTCCGCGTTTATCTCATGCAGCCTCAGTTTGGCATCCGTGATTGCCTTTGTGCCGCTCTTTGCGCCGCCTCCAACAGACTGCCAGCACTCCTCCAATTCCGCCTTGGCTTTCGCAAACGCAGCCGCCAAATCGGGCGTGGAATAATGGCGGTAAAGACGTTGCGGAGATGGCATGGTTTGCCGTGTATTTACACGGGCGGCGGCGGCGTGTCAATCTCGGATTGTTTGCCGAGCGGGAAGAAGCCGCTGCGAATGGCAATGACGAGCGCCATCACTTCTAAATCCCAGTAGTGATCTTCGCGGATTTTCTTCCACACGATTTTTTTCACCGTAGCCGTTTTCTTATCCGGCTCGATCAACGGCATGAAGCCCGGCATGTTTTTCACGTAGCACTCCGGCATGTCCTGCGCGATGCCGAAATAGCGGCCCGAAGTGCCCGTGATGAGCGCGTAGAGGTATCCGTAAAGCTCTGGATTATGCGACGTGATGCAATACGCCCACCCATCCGGCAAACGGCCAACCTTGACCTTGCGTGCGCTTTTTGGCAGTGCCTCGCCGACAACGCCGGATTGCGGCTCCGGCTGCGAATACGGCATGGGATGAGTGACGTTCATGGCGTCCGCGCCGATGCCCTGCTTGACCGCGTGGAACTGCTGGAGGTCGCTCCCCTTGAACG